AAAATTGCATACATGGAAGCGGAAGCTGAACATGATGAAAAATACGGCTGGGTGCGATACAATCCCGACACGCCTTCAGAGCCTGAAGAAGCGGCTAACACGCTTGTGGTAAAGCGCAAATATACCCGTAAGGCTGAAACCGAAGGAGTCTGACATGGCAACGTACACCGCTGGCGATCAAATCAACAGGGCACTGCGATTGCTAGGTGTACTTGCAGAAGGCGAAACGCCGTCAGCCGAAACATCCCAAGACGCCTTGATGGCTATGAATCAGATGATTGATTCATGGGACACAGAACGGTTGTCTGTGTTCTGCACCCAAGATCAAGTTTTCACTTGGCCCGCTGGCCTTGTCTCCCGCACGCTCGGCCCAACTGGTGATTTTGTTGGCCTGCGCCCCGTGCTGCTGGATGACTCCACGTACTACCGCGACCCCGGCACCGGCGTGTCGTTCGGCGTCAAGTTCATCAACCAGCAGCAGTACAACGGCATTGCGGTCAAGACCGTCACCTCGACGTACCCGCAAGTCATCTTCGTCAACAACACGTTTCCAAACATTGATATGTATGTCTACCCACGCCCCACACGGGACTTGGAATGGCATTTCGTGTCCGTGCAAAAACTGGACAACCCGGCTGGTTTGGCAACGGTGCTGTTGTTCCCGCCAGGCTACCTGCGGGCGTTCACGTACAACCTAGCGATGGAGATCGCACCTGAGTTTGGCTTGGAGCCAAGCCCACAGGTGCAGCGCATTGCCATGACCAGCAAGCGCAATCTGAAACGCATCAACAACCCTGACGATGTGATGTCGCTGCCATACGCCATTGTGGCGACACGCCAGCGCTTCAACATCTACGCCGGTAACTACTGATGAAATCGCCGATCCTTGGCTCCAGCTACGTTGCCCGCAGCACGAACGCTGCGGACAACAAGATGATCAATCTGTTCCCCGAGGTTGTGCCCGAGGGCGGCAAGGAACCGGCGTTTCTGAACCGTGCGCCGGGGCTGCGTTTGGTGGCTACCGTAGGCACTGGCCCCGTGCGGGGAATGCTGGAGTACGGCCAATGGCTGTACGTGGTGTCGGGTTCCCAACTGTACAAGGTGGACCAAAGCTACGCCGCCACGCTGATTGGCATCGTGGGCAACACTGGCCCCGTGTCAATGGCAATAAACGGCACCCAGTTGTTCATCGCAGCCAACGGGCCAAGCTACGTCTACAACGTAGTTGACAACACCTATGTTGAGAACATTACGTTTCCACGGGCGCAAGTTGTCACGTTCATCGACGGGTACTTCATCTTCAATGAGCCTAATTCTCAACTGTTTTGGGTTACCGAGTTGCTTGACGGCACAGTGGTGGAAGGTGAAAGCGTTGCCGGTGCGGAAGGATCCCCTGACGGGTTGGTGTCGCTGATCGCCGACCACAACGAGCTGTGGCTGTTTGGCGGCAACTCGGTCGAGGTCTGGTATAACGCCGACCTGCCACCGCCAGGACAACCATTCCAGCGCCTACAAGGCGCTTTTAACGAGATTGGTTGCGCTGCAACGTACTCAGTAGCCAAGCTGGACAATTCGCTGTTCTGGCTGGGCGCAGACGCCCGAGGCAAGGGCATCGTGTACCGTGCCAACGGCTACACCGGCCAACGGGTGTCCACGCACGCTGTTGAGTACGCCATCGCACAGTACGACAACATTTCGGACGCCATCGCCTACACGTATCAGCAAGAGGGCCATGCCTTCTACGTGCTGACGTTCCCCTCGGCTAACGCCACATGGGTGTACGACGCCTCGACACAGGCGTGGCATGAGCGCGGTAGCTGGGCCAACGACAGCTTTATTCGCCATCGCTCCAACTGCCGCGCTGTGTTCAACGGCGAGGTGCTGGTCGGTGACTTCCAAAACGGCAACATTTACGCATTCGATCTGGATGTTTACTCGGACAATGGCGGCGTCCAAAAATGGATTCGGTCGTGGCGGGCGCTGCCCACGGGCCAGAACAACTTGAAGCGCACAGCGCAGCACTCCATGCAGCTCGACTGCGAGGTGGGTTTCACGCTGCCGCCTGTCAGCCAGCCGGTGTTCTTAACGACCGAGGATGAGGATGACATCATCACCGAGTCCTATGACTTCCTGATCGACGAGACAAGCGTGACAATCAACCCCCAGCCAGCAGTGCTGCTGCGCTGGTCTGACGATGGTGGGCACACTTGGAGCAACTACCACGGCAAGGACATGGGCACCACAGGCCAGACTGGCAAACGGGTGATCTGGCGCAGGCTGGGCATGACCATGAAGCTGCGTGACCGGGTGTATGAGCTGTCGGGTACACCCCGTTAAGATCGCCATCATGGGCGCCGAACTGCTCCTGTCGCCGACAAATGCTTAACGCCAGCACAAACATTCCATCAAGCCGGGTTCCGTTCATTGATGAACGCACCGGGTTGATGTCGCGTGAGTGGTATCGGTATCTGCTGGCGCTGTTGGAATCAAATGTTGATTACACGCCGCCAAACGAACCAGCGCCAGTGCCGTTGACTGGTTCGCCTTTGGTGTACGGCAACACGACACAGCGTCCGATTGACATAATGATCAGCGGCGGTGGTGTGCGTAAAGTAGAGTTCCAGCGCGGCACTGGTGCACAATTCAACACGGGTTCATACTACGGTATGTTTGGTTTGTCCCCCGGTGACGCGCTGACCATCACGTATTCGGGCACGCCCACCATCACGGCGATTTCAAGATGATTATTCGTAACGCCACAGAAGCCGATTTGCCGCAGTACGCAGTGCTGGCAAAATCATTTCACATGGCGTCGCCCATGCACGGAACAATTGATTTTGACCCTGAAGGCTACTCGCAGTTTTATTTGAACGCATTGCAGAACGACAAAATTGGCGTATGGCTGGCTGAGATTGAAGGTGAAATTGTAGGCATAGCGGGGGCGTTGGCTTACCCGCTGTATTTCAACCCGTCAGCCACAGTCGTGCAAGAGCTGTGGTGGTGGCTAACGCCGAAGTCGCGGGGCAGCGGCGCAGGCGGTAAAATGTTCAAACAAATTGAAAGTTGGGCTGACGAGCACAAAGCGTCGGCCATTTTTATGATCGCGTTGGAAGACAGCCGGGCCAAAAAGATGGAAAATCTATATGCCCGCGCAGGGTTTACGCCAATGGAGCGCACATTTATCAAAGAGGTTACATCATGGCAATAGGAACCGCAGCAGCAATTTTGGGCAGCGCCGCCATTGGCGCAGCGTCGTCTAGAAGTGCAGGTAAAGCGCAATCTCGCGCCGCAGGCCAAGCCGCAGACCTTCAACGCGAACAATTTGAACGCCAAATAGAACTGCAAGCGCCGTTCCGCGAAGTCGGGCTGCGGGCGCTTGGCAAGCTAGAAGCTGCGTCCGAGTACACGCCGTTTGGCATGGCTCAGTTCCAAGCCGATCCTGGCTATGCGTTTCGGTTTTCGCAAGGCCAGAAGGCGCTGGAGCGCAGCGCGGCGGCCCGTGGTGGCCTGCTCAGTGGCAACACTGGCGGCGCATTGCAGCGGTTTGGTCAAGACATGGCCTCGCAAGAATACCAGAACGCATTCAACCGTTACCAGACTGAGCGCAGCGCAAGGTTGAACCCATTGCAGTCGTTGGCCGGTGTCGGTCAGACCTCAGTCAACCAGCTTGGTGCAGCCGGTCAAAATTATGCGTCTGGTATGGGCGAGGCGCTGGGCGCTGGTGCTCAAGCCCGTGCGTCTGGTTACATGGGCGCAGCCAACGCCATCGGCGGCGGCATCGGCCAGTACATGGGTTACCAGCAGAACCAAGCCACCAACTCGCTGTTGCAGCAGGCGCTGGCTAACCGAAACAGCGGCGCTGGTTACGGCGGTGGCGGTGGTGGCGGTGGGTATCAAGACCCATATGGCCGGTTTGAGTATGGCACTAGCGCGTAAGGAATAAATCATGGCACTCGTTAACCCCAACATCGCAATGAGCTTTCGCCAGCCTGACATTCAGGCTCCGAACGCTTTGGCGCAGTTTGCCCAGATTCAGCAGATTCAAGGTGGCCGTCAAGCGCAAGAGTTGGCGCAGTACCAGCTTGGCGCAGCGCAACGCGCTGAAGCAACTCAAAATGCTTTGGCTGACGCTTATGGTCAATCCGTTGACCCAACAACAGGCGCAATCAATTACAACAAATTGACTGGACTTTTGGCGAAAGGTGGAGGCGCTTCGCAAATTCCCGGAATTGAAAAAACTCGCCGTGAACTTGAAGCTGCCGAGCTTACAAAAAGAAAGCTAGAGCAAGACATTGCAACCGGCGCGTATACACAAAAAAACATTCAATCGCAAATAGATGAACGAGCGTTTACAACGCAAAAGAAAAAACTAGATTTTAGTTGGAATGCTGTTGGGTCTGCGCCGGATCCCCAAGCAGCAATTGCTGAATTGACTAAAGGTGCCAAAGACGGCGTGTTTGACATGAGGTCAGCCACGGCAGAAATTCAGAAGTTGCAAAGAATGACAACTCCTGAAGAATACCGGGCGTATCGGTCCGAAAAGATTTTGAGCATTTTGGACGCCAAGGACAAGTTGCCAATGATGCTGCCAAACATTGCGCGTCAAGAAGCAGGCGGTCAAATTATTCCAATACAAAACAACCCCATGATGCCAGGTTACGGTTTGCCGGTTCAGGGCATGGCACCTATTACAAAAACACCAACCATTGCCGAACTTACAGGGCAGCGTCAGTTGGGTGTGTCTCAAGGCCAATTGGCTTTGGCGCAACAAAAATTTGCATGGGAAAAAGCCAACCCCGGCTTTGAACTTAAAGAAGCTGAAGACGGTTCAATTGTTGGTGTTAACAAACGCACTTTGCAGGCTTTCCCCGTTTCAATCGGTGGCGCTTTGCCTGCGACTGCTCCAGCAATGCCTGGTGCCGGTATGCCTGGTCCACGAGTGGCTGCACCAGCAGCACAAGCTATTCCCGGCATGACCAGCGTGTTGGATCAACCAGCGCCAGCCGGTGCGCCTGCGGTTGGTACGCCTTTGCGGGGAAAGGGCACGGCATTGACAGAATCGCAAGGCAACGCCACGGCTTACGGCATGAGGATGAAAGAAGCCAACGCCGTTTTAGAGCCATTGGAAAAAGCAGGGAAAACTGATACTGGCTTGATTAAAGGTGTACTCGGCGGGGCTTTGGGCATTGTCCCATTTATTGGCGAAAAACTTGAAGATACCTCTGGCTCCATCTTTAATGCGTTACCGCGAGTTCTGGGTGGTCTTAGCCCAGAGCAGCAGCAAGTCATGCAGGCAAGGATCAACTTCATCACAGCCATCTTGCGAAAAGAATCAGGCGCTGCAATTAGTGCAAGTGAATTTGCAACTGCTGAGAAAAATTATTTCCCCAAGCCTGGTGATGACGCTGCCGCTATTGCTCAAAAACAACAAGCCCGCAGAACAGCTATTCGCGCAATGGAAATCCAAGCTGGGCCAGGTGCCAAGCAAATGGGTAACGCTGGCGCTATACCTGGCGCAAGTGCCAACAATCCTTTGGGCTTACCAGGACTTTAATCATGGCAACACTTGCTGAGTTTCGCGCACAGTATCCGCAGTACGATGCCGTGCCAGATGTAAAGCTGGCCGACTCGCTGCATCAGAAATTTTACAGCCAGATCCCCAAGATGGACTTTTACAAGACCATCGGGCTAGGTGCGTCAGCAATGATTCCAGGCGCTGAGAACGTCATTACGTTGCCCGAGAAACCCAAAGAAGTCTCAATGCGTGACCGCATTGCGGGGGTAATTGAAACTCCATTGGCGCTTGGCGCTACTTTGGGCGGCGCTGCCATTGCACCAATTGTTGGTGTTGTTGGATCTTTGACCAGTGGCAAGTTTGGCACGCAAGCAGGTGTGCAAGCCGGACAAGAGGCGATGAAAGCTGTTCAATATCAGCCACGCACACAGACGGCAAGAGAAGCCTTGGGCGCTGTTGGTGAATTTTTTCAGCCATTGACTGCGGCATTGCCACCAACGCTTGGCAGCGTTGGCACAAGCCTTAACGCCTTGGCCGGCCCTGCTATGCAACAGACTGGCGCGGCTGCTCGTCAAATGGCTGGTCAAATAGCGCCACCCGTGCAAAACGCTTTGGCTCGAGTATTGCCAACGCCACAGCAGTCTCAAATGCAAGGCATGGGCGCGGCTAGTACGGCAGAACAAATGATGCGTGAAGAACGCTTGGCACGGCTTGGCATTCCCGCCACGGCTGGTGAACGCACCAAGAATTTAGCGCAACAGCAATTTGAGTCTGAGGTTCAGCGAGGTGTCATTACTGGCATTTCTGAAGATGCTAAGACCAAGTTGGCAGAACAAATGGGTGGTTTCAAGGCCAATCAGAGACAAGCAATTGTCAACAACTTTGAGCGCATGACCAATGAGGTCGGCGCTGAAGTTGCGGATCCAACACAAATGCGCCAAGTGGGCAAGATTGTTGACAAGGCTTTAAACGACGAGTACACCAGAAAGTACAACACGTACAAAGAGTTGTACAACAAGGCAGACAACTCTGGCGAAACATTACAGCCAGTGTCTTATCAAGGTTTGTTGGACTTTATCAACAGCAAAACGCCAACACAACGTCAAAAGCTAGACCCTATTTTGGATTCTGTGGCCGAATCTTTGGCTATGAATGACCCCGGCAAAACCGGCACCATCACTGTGCGTGCGTTGGAAGACATTTACCAGCAAATTGGCAAAGTCCAAAACTCGGCAAATGCAAAAGATTTAAAACAGATCATCACCCAGATGGGTGAAGGCGCTGGCGGCGAGTTGTACCAAGCCGCCCGTTCGGCACGCAAACAACTGGCAAAAGAGTTTGAGGACGTTAGCCGTGTGGACAAATTGCTTACCACCAAGGCTGGCTACGCAGATCGTCGGGTGGCACTAGATGATGTGTTTAAGCATGTGGTGTTAGACGGATCGTTGGAAGAAATGAGAACAGTCACCACGTTGCTCAAAAAATCTGGTCCAGAAGGCCGTCAGGCTTACGCAGAACTTCAAGGCCAAACAATTCAACAAATGAAAGACATGCTCACCAAAGGTGATCAAATGTCGTTCAAAAACCTGAACACGCTGGTGACCCGGCTGGATTCAGAAGATAAGTTGACTTACATGTTTGGTAAGTCTGGCCGTGATCAGATCATGGATTTGCGGGATGCCATTAAAGATGTGGTGGTCAAAGAGCCTGGCGCTGTCAATTACAGTAACACCTCTGGTGCTGTCTTGCGTGGCTTGGAGGCTTTGCAAACATTGCGCTTTCCTGGTGCCAGCACAGCCGCAGAAGTTGCCCGCACACGCCAAGTCAGCAAGCAAGTTAAAAAAGCATTGCAACAACCAAACCAGTTGGCTCCTACAAGTCCCAACAAAAACGCCCTCGCCAGATAACCAGGAACACGATCATGCCTACTACGCTCATTCCCAACCCAGTAATGCAGTTCTTCGACGCCAACGGTAACCCGTTGGTGGGCGGCAAGCTGTTCACCTACGCTGCTGGCACGACCACCCCGCAGGCCACGTTCACCGATTACAACGGCGCTACGGCCAACACCAACCCAGTAATCCTGAACAGCCGGGGCGAGGCAGCAGTGTGGTGCGGTGCCAACCGTTACTACATGGTGCTCAAGGACTCCGACGATGTGGAGATTTGGACATCGGATAACGTGAACGGCCCCAACGGCCCTACGCTGGCCGTGCTGGCTGCGTCGAACGGCGCTACGCTGATTGGTTACACCCCTGGCGACACCGGCGTAGCAACCACCGTTGACGCTCGTCTGCAATTGTTGGACGGCACATCACCCACAGCCGGAGCGTTAGACTCGGCCACTAAAGCCTCTATTAACACGCTGCGCGACGCCACGGCTGTCTCGGGCGGCACTGTTGGCTACGTCAACCCCAACATTGCGGCGCGCACTATCACAGGCGCGACCGAGACATCGTTCGAGTGGACCATTGTCGGCATCGTGGACAACTACTCAGCCGCTGGCGAGAACGTAGCGCTGTACGGTCAAGGCAACAAGCGCAGCACCGGCCCGACATGGGGCATTGTGGCAGAGGCGCGTGACTTTACCCAGACAGCCAACCCTACGGCGGGCTTGGTTGGCCTTGAAGTCGGCATATTTGCCAACGGCACAGATACTGCGCTTAACCGTGTAGCAATTGACGTTTCTGTAGGTAAAGGCGTGTCGGGCGGCACCATTAACACTACCTCTCACGGTTTGCGAATTGGCCCAACAAATGGTGACGGAACCCAAGGCCAGTTGACCAACGGCATTACGTTGCAGCAAGGCAACGCGGTAGTTGGTGTTCAGGTGTCTAGCTCGGGCACATGGGGTGCTCAATTTAATGGCACCTACACTGTCGGCATTGACTTGAGCAGCGCCACCAACAGCACATCGGCCATCCGAATCAAGGACGGTGAGAACATGGCGTTCGACGCAGGGTCTGCGTACCGTCTGCGTCACTCCACTTCTGGGTCTATCGGTTTGACCTATTCTGTCAGTGGTGCAGACAAGGTTGTGATAACAGATACCGGGTCAATTATTCTGGCCGAAACAGTTGTCTGGACCAGCGCCTACTCGTCTACAACCGCCAACACGGGTGCAGCGGGCGCTCCCCCTGCGCAAGTCGTGGGCTACATCACGATCAACGTCAACGGTACTGACAGAAAAATTCCTTATTACGCAGTATGATCACCCTTACTTTGACCCCACAAGAACTGGCTGTCATCAACAAGGCGCTCATGCTTGCCCCCTACGGTGAAGTTGCACCCGTCGTTCAATCCATCAACCAGCAATTGCAGAAAGCCCAAGATGAGCACGATAGACGCGACGGAAGCTAGGCTTTTTACACACGAAGAAGTCTGCGCCATCCGATACGACCAGATCAACGCCCGCCTCAAGCGTATTGAGGCCATCATGCTCAAGACTGCCGGGTTGATGATTATCTCAATGGCCGGTACGATCTTCAGCGCCGTCTGGATACTCAAGTGAAAGATTGGGCTGTAGCGTTTATCGCCGCAGCCCTCATCCTCGGGGTGGCCCTGTGGTGCGCCCGCATTTTTATCTGGAGTTTTTATGGTTGACCTTACCAAAGCCATTGGAGCCGTCGCCGCCAGTGTCGCTGCGTTAGGTGGCAGCTATACGCTTGCCGACAAGTTTGGCGTGTTTGACAGAGCCATCATCGAGTGGTCACCGGAGAATTTTAAGATCGTGGCAGAAGCTGGACAGCCCATCACTGTCACGGTTGCGCGGATCAAGAAGCGCGACGACTGCTCTGTTGAGAGCTTTACGCCGAGCATCCGCGATGCAGCGGGCATGGTGCATGAGGCGACCACCACCGCAAGCAAGTTCAGCGGACCAGCGGGGCCAGAGATTGACACGTTTACGTACCAACTCACTATGGTGAGAAAAGAAAAGATCGCCAGCGGCAAGGCGACTCTGTTGGCGACCATCAAATACAAATGTCCTGAAGGGGAGCGCGTTGTGCAGTATCCCCGCCACACCAACCTCAGTTTTGATCTAAAGGGGTAAACGATGTTTCCATTGACAGCACTTCTTGAGGTGGGCGGCAAGCTCATCGACAAACTGATCCCTGACCCAGAAGCCAAAGCCAAGGCGCAACTGGACCTTGCCAAGATGGCGCAAGACGGTGAACTGGCAAAGATGGCTAACGACACCAAGCTGTTTGAGATCGAACAGACATCCATCACGGAGCGCTGGCGGTCTGACATGGGGTCTGACTCTTGGCTGTCCAAGAACATTCGCCCTATGGCGCTGATCGCCATATTCTTGGCTTACTTTATCTTTACTGCGATGTCTGCCTACGGCTACAACGCCCAAGAGTCCTACGTCCAGTTGCTGGGCCAGTGGGGGCAGATCATTTTCTTGGCTTACTTTGGTGGCCGGACGGTTGAGAAGTTGGCTGATATGCGGAGCAAGAAATGAAAGAGAACTTTGCAGAAGCGCTTGAGCACGTTCTAAAGCACGAAGGCGGCTACGTCAACCACCCCAGCGATCCTGGTGGCATGACCAACTTGGGCGTGACCAAGCGGGTGTGGGAAGAATGGGTCGGCCATGAGGTGGACGAGAAAACCATGCGTGCGCTGACGCCTGCTGACGTTGCGCCCATGTACAAGGCCAAGTACTGGGATAAGGTCAAGGCCGACGAGTTGCCCTCTGGCGTGGACTACGCTGTGTTCGACGCTGCCGTCAACAGTGGCCCTGGCCGCGCTGCCAAGTGGCTGCAAGCCTGCGTAGGCGTCGAGCCTGATGGCGGTATCGGCTCCAAGACGCTGGCCGCTGTGGCAGCGTTTGAGGGCGATCTGGTGGACGACTACAGCAAGCGCCGCCTGTCCTTCCTCATGGACCTGCCGCACTGGCCGACTTTCGGCAAGGGCTGGGGGCGGCGTGTGGCCGAGGTGCGGTCAGACGCCGACACGTTTTGCGGATAGCATCGCTTGTCGGCAGTCGTTCCAGCCATCGGTGTATTCAGGGCTTTCCTTGTCGGCAGTGGTTAAGGCATCGGGCACGGCTGGCTGTGGCCGAGTAAGTTCTTCTTTTGCAAAGGTCATGGCTTGCCCCAACTTCTTGACAAGCACCTCCTCAACCAGCGGCAAGATAGATTCTTGCAAATATTCTCGCAAAGCATGTTCTTGTTTCGGGGTCATAAACAACTCCTCAAAGTCAGTAATCCAATCATCAGCACAATGAATGCCACCACCACCCAGACCAGTTGGCCATCGGCAGGGGTGGGCTTGTCCTCGTCTTCGGGGATCATGGTTGTTTACCTTGGTTAAGGGCATTGGTCATCTCCTCCACGTAGTCAGCCTCAGCTTCCTGCCATGCTAGAACCAAGGCATCGGACCACATCAGCCCGTGCTGGCCGATAAAGTCGCTAATTGCCACACCCAGCTTCTCAATAGAGATCATCTCGTTGCCCTGCCTCCAGCACAGGCAAGGACTGCCCACGATTTGCGGTCTTCCGCAGTGGCCGCAGTT